CCCAGGGCTCCTATTCGATGGCTCTCTTCGGGGACTCGATCGAATAGAACATGATGTTTGAGCTGTCTGGATAAGATGTGGATTCTTGTTTGAATCTCGCTTATGCGTTTTATATTTTTATTAACGATGACACAGCTGTCATATTGATCGGTTTATTTTGTCACTCTGATTTTTCTTAAATATAAAAAGCATGGCATTGACCCAGTCTCTAAGATAGCACTGTTGCTCCTGCTATTAAAACAAAACCGGTTTTTCTTAAATAGATCACAGCTGGTGCAAGCGAGAGAGGATTATGACGAACGAGATTGAATTGGAGAGATCGAGAGAAGAGATGGGAAAATGGAAGAAGTGGTTTCTATCTAGGTTAAGAAAATGTCATTAAAAATTCAGATGGTTACTGTTGCTCTAATCATCACAGGTCAATATCAGAGTCATGCATATCTTCGATCGTAGTCAGATCCGTAGAGGAGAATTTGCATAGAACCATATTTTTAAACGGATTATCTTGAGCCATCCGTTTTCTAGACTGCCGAGCGAATTGTGACAGGAATGTCTTTGCATCCAGAGTTCTTGCATCTGGAGGAGAGTCTATTAGGCCCACAGCACGACACACTTCTTTTATCTGATGCGATATTTTGGCTTGTGAATCTGGGGAGTCTGTGATCGAGAGGAACAACAGCCTGTTTTTTGTAGGTCCTTCCTTTACCAATGACAGTTCAATCTCTTTAGAGTACAAGAAATCGAGCAGATTTGCTCGTGTCTCATACGATGCGGGCAGAGAGCCGAAATACAAGATCAGACTAGGTTTTATTAGTGATCGCGCATTCGCTCGAAGATGAACATTTCCGTAAGAATCGGTGTATGTAATGTATTTCACTTGACTGTAAAGATAGGCGATGATGGAACGTTTAGATCTCGGTATGCCATATTTGTTCCACATCCGTTCAAGATGTACCACCTCGTAGGCATAGTTCATGCGAAGTTTTGCCAAATCGTTCAAAAGCTTTCGACAGCTGACATTGTGGCCTTGTGACTTCGCGACAGTTTGTTCTATCCAGGTCGTTATAGATCTCTGATCTGCAGGATGTAGTACGGCTCCCAGGTCTTTCAACGGCGTCATTCCTTTTGCAATAACGTAGAATTCATAAGAATGCTGAGGACTGTAAGGAGATCTCCACAGCCGGATTGAATCCGCACTTTTGATCAGAGCAGCAAGTAAGAGACTCAATTCGGACCCAGGAGGCAGATACAGTTTCATCACTGTGACTGCAGCCGGCATATAAGATAAAGATTTTATAAGCTGATTTGACATTACAAATTGTGACGATGGTAGTTCGGCATCGCAGATGATCAAAATCTTCCCAGAAAGATGTTGATTCCAGGAGGTGGAAAATGTGGGATGTAGAATGTTGCTTGAGCCGCCCATCATTTGAGGTTGATATGCCAACTTTGTATTGTGATAACGGATAGCAGCAGGCGGCAGAATTGCTGAGAGACTATGTGGCACAGTACCAGCTAGAGTAACAAGTGAGTTGTGATATACCTTGTTAGCCAATCCAAATTCGCATACTGTTCTAGTTCCGACTCCTATACCGTCTCCACAGATGAAAGCACAATCAAAAATCCCATCTTCCGCAGATATTTCAGCCAGAAGAGGCAACAGCTTATAAAACGACGAAGTAACCTCACCGTAAGGACGTGACAGAAGATGAGACTGTGTGTCCGGGCGAATCCTAGCTAGCTCAAATGGTTCGTAATCTGATTCAGTGATGACTCTCAATTCTGTCAGCTCTGAACTCCAAGTACCCAAATTCAGCAGGAGGTGAGATTTCGTATGGTGTAAGGCTTCCGGTACATTTGGTTGGTCAGACAACAAAACGTATTTAGGATATCGTCTGGCTAACGCATCCACAGAGCAGTAAAACTTTGCTATGTCATTTCGATTGGTGCAGCACATCGGGCATCCTGATGTCGGTCTTTCGGTTTCTGACAAAATAGCCTCCGCCATTCTGTAACAGCATTCGGAATACTCTGAGGTCTTGATCAGTCTGCCTATGAACGCTCGATCCAATTGGAAGTTGTCATCACCAGGACAGTCTTCAAAAATGTATGTTTTGTTCGCGACAGGCCATGAAGCAGTAAGTTTGTAAGCTAAGAGTCGTCGGATGGTTTCTTTGATCACTCCGCCTGCATCCGCGATGGTAACCGGATAAGTGGATACCTCCGGCATCCATGTCCATACAGATCTCATATGGCAGATTAATGCTGAATCTGCAATGTACAAAGCATATGCATTCCATAAAGCGGACGGGAGAGAGTCCAGATACTTCAATGATGCACCCACTGATGCCCGCTGATCCAAGAACAGCAATCTTCGCTGATTAAAGCAGGCTGCAATCACAATTTGTCTAGAGAGCTCTAGTAGAAGAGGAACAGGATCTATTTTATAAATCCATGTCCTTTTCATGGCCTCTATGTCGAACGTTCCTTGTTTCGTGCTGTCTGAATTGGATGAAATAGATGCTCTTGCCAGCACATAAGTTGATATTGCTGTACATATCAACTTCTTTGTCTCTTCCCTGTCTGTTACATGTAATGTTTCTGCAGTAGCCATTTGTTGCAAGTAATCTGCACGATCATGTATGAATATGCGTTCATGAGATGTCCAGATGTTAGGACAGTCTTCATAAGAAGGTAACGCTACCTCTTTATGATAATCGTAAGATGCTTGGTCAATGTCAGGGAATTCATCGTCAACTGGTCGTATACATTCGTGACAATCCAGATGATAATGTAGTCTCGAAGTCTGAGGGTACAAGTTGTCAAATGCGGCTAACAGGAAATAGTTTGCGGAAGACACTAACAGACACATCACTGCTTGGAAATGGATGGTATAATTGTCGCCTCCTCTGGAATAGAGTTGCATGTAATCACTGGACACAGCTGTGTACGTACCCAATGATGGTGAAATCGACATCAAGCCTCCATGTTTTGTACCTTCATCCTGGAATCTATGTTCTGCGGATCCTGATGTAATATCATCTTCCAGGGCATCAAATAGTATATTGGCATCTGTGACGGAAGTTATGCATCGGTTCACATACTGATCAATAGCACTGTTCGGTCGGAAGACATAACCTACATTACGTTTCAGCTTTACTTGTTTCGTCAGAATTGGCTCACTTGCAGCTATGTTGTAAGACTTATACGGAGACTTATCTTTTGTGTATGAACCCAAGTATGGAGACAATGGTCCGGCTACGAATTGACAGGCATGTTTCAGGTTGTACGTCTCTTGCTCGACAGATATGATCATCATCGGAGAATCTGACGGACAATGGTAATCTACGGCCGGTTTTTCTAACTTCAGATACTCTGCAGGACACGGAGTTGTAATTCCACGGAGTTGCGCACAGCCCCCTCGGGACTCAGTCCATCCTTTGTCTCTCAGTCTCTGGGCATGTATCTGAGTACAACGAGGAATGATAACATCGTCTGTAGTTAAGGTCCGTTTCACTTTCCACAACAGGTAAATCAAGTATCTCTCTTCTGTCGCCTGCAACTTAGTCATAATGTCGCTTTGCTGTGGATCTCGCCTGTCTTGATCTTTGATGGCCATCTTTTGAAGAGTACGGGTGGAATTGATCTTTTGAATGGCTGCCATGATGTATCCTAAAGGTGTAATTTGAAACAATTCATGAGCCAGTCTCGGCCACATCGGAGTCATGGTCCATATCGTGTTGTGTATGGCTTCTTCTTGTTCCTTACTCACACGATTCATTAAATCTAGGAACGGAGCATTCGTAACCCAATTGTCATCTTGGAGCTTTTGTTTCACTTCGCTCGCTAGCACACTGGATCCGGAGGAAGGAATGAGTAGATTCAAGGCTAGCGGATCCTGTATCAACATCTGCGGATCGGCAACGGGAGAAAGTTCCGGATTCATGAATGACACCACATACGCCTGATGCTTGCCGGTCAATTGTGTTTGCAATTTTTTCAAGAAGCACAATCCTTCAGTGACAGGATCAGGAAAGCCACGGAAGTGCAAAGACAAATGATTACTGCTGGACAAGCCTCCTAGTGCT